GGACTAAAAGCAGAGAATACCTCAGCCTTATAAGATCCTTCATCTATAATAGGTAATTCTTTGATTTCAACGTAACCAACCATTATTTTCTCCCCTGCTTAAAAAGTATTTCTGTGTATTCACAGAGAGCGTCTACATATGGACAAAAATCGTCCTTTCTTTTCACAACATTTTTTACAACCTGCTTAAATGCCTTTATATTGATGCCGTCTGCGCTGACTTTATCCAGAAGATCCTTCATTGAGTCAGAAATTTCTTGCTTTTGCCTCTCTAAATCAGCTACTGCAGTTATGTATTTTTTTATTTCTTCTTGATTTATCATTATTTTTCTCCTTTTAAAATGTTCTTAATTCTTTATAAGCTGTTTGCTTGTAGTAAGGTGCTATATCTATATTTGCAGCCTTGAGTAAGTTCTTATCAAGACTTGCTCTACTCTTTTCAATAACACGAGCAAGAGTTCCTCCACAACTATCTATTAATTTTGAAGCTGTTCCCATTTTTTTTATTAGACTAAGTTTAAGTGCATCACATTTTTCTTCTGCTGATTTTATTCTTTCTTTTTCCTGCCTCAGCTCGTTTACAAGATTCATCGCTTCCTCATCAAAAAGCGATTCATCATCATTTGCATGATATTCTTTCAAAGCTTCAGTGAAGTTAACAGCTTCTGGCATGGTTTTGTTTTGTACCATATCCCAAAATTCTGAAGCTTTTTCGATGTACTTGCTCTCAAGCACAGCATTGCGTTCGTATTTATAAATTTTAAGCTTTCCCAAAACCAATGCCGCAAGAATAACAACAGGCCTATCCAAAACTGCAGCATAATGTACGCACTGCATCAAATATTCTGTAGGCATTTGGTCTGTACCTTCGTCACCAAATTTTTTCGCATTGTGATAGCTTAAGCAAGTCTTTGCTTCAAAGATTTCACCCGTTTGATCAATTATTCCGTCTACATGAGCTATGAGAAATTTATACTTTTCGTGATAAAAAGTATTGCTTGGTTGGCTTACTTTTAGTTCGGTATTACGCTCAAATTCTTTTATGATAAATGGCTCAAAATAATTTCCAATTCTTATGAATTCATTATCAATTTCACAGATCTCATCACTAAGCTTTTCAAACCACAGCTCTCTTGGTGTTTTATACGGTGAAAGCCCGCAGACCACCGCAGCATCAGAGCCACCAATTCCATTTTTTCTTAATTTTATTTGTTCCAAAGTTAACATTTTTACCTCCTAATTGATTGTGTCAGAAGAAGTGGGGGCTTTAAGATCTTCAATATCTCTTTCTATGAACTTAGTAACAATCTTTTGGATGTTTGATGTAAGAGCGGCATATCGCACAACCGGAACATTGATTGTGGCATAGTCAACGTAAACACCTTCTTCGGTAATAGGAAACAGAAACATAGAAACACCGATGACTTCTGGATTTCTAGCTCGGTACCATTCCCACGCTGCTTGAACAAGAGCAGAGAGCTGATCCTTGTTTAACTGTTCTTCTCTATGAATAGCACTTCCCCTAATCTCATCTTTTTTTGTTTTCATTTAATTAACTCCTCTTTAATAAATTTGTGTATTTTTTGTCTCTATTTTTGCAGACAAAATTTTCTTTTTGTACTTTTTATAATAGGTACAAAAACACACGTTGTCAACAAAAAAAATAAACTGTATTATGGGTACAAATTAAAAAAGTTATTGTTATGGATTTTTTAAAAAACAAACGAAAAAAAGAAGGAAAAACACTGAGATGCCTAGCTTCTGAAGTGGGCATACACTTTGCAGCTTTGTCTGATATTGAATTTGACAGAATACCACTAGGCCCAGAAAGAGCAAACAAGATAGCCGAAGCTCTAGACATTCCGGTTGACGTAATGACAGTATACCGAGGCCATTTGCCAGAATATGCGAAAAACACATACAGAACAAAACCAGATAAGCTCGAGAAAGAATTGCGTAAGCTGGTCAAGAAGCTTGAAAAAGACAATCCAACAATATCACCACTGCTTGTTTTCATTATTCTTGTTGTTCTTTCTGCGTGCTGCCGGGGTGCTTTTTGATCCTAGCTTTTTTTGATTATTATTTTTCTTTTCAAAACAGATTCAAAGAACTTTCTATATAGTCCATACAAAAAACCTCCACACAGCAGCACAGACACGGCAAGATCGTTATTAATGTTAGGCAGCAGAACACGATTGGTTCCCCCAGCCAGTGAGCTTTTTCGGGTGGTTTTTGTGCATCATAAATTTAATGTAGTTATCAAATACGTGATAATTACACCCGCAATGGCCGTTGGTTCATCAAAACACACCAGATCGCTTAAAAGAGCGTCTGCGCAAGAGGTGAGTAGATACATGCCCTTAAGGCACTCACAAACGATGTACTTGCCAAATCTTTTGTTTAGCTCAAAAAAGCTCTCAATTTTTTGTTTTACAAAGCTGTTGGGTGCTGTAATTTTAACACTTTCTTGTTCTTCGGTAATTTTAGTTTGTTCAAACCAGCTGAGGTAATATTGTTCACCAAAGGTATCTATTAACTCTTGTCGTATGTGTTCAGGATGGTTGTTTGGATTTGCTAATACAAGTGGCGTTACTTTTTTGTTTACTTGATCTTTTGAAAATTCACTATCGAACAAGTAAAAATATGGGTGCTTGGGTGTTTTGCCAGACTCACGACACGTTTGTGCGTAATTTGCGATACCGTTAATCGCTGCACCGTGATGAGGTGTAGTCTCAAACCAGTCCGCAATACGCTTTTGTTTTTGAGCTTTACCAAAGTGCTTTTCCCACATCTGATAAAAGCGAGAAAGAGGAGAAAGAAAGGATGAATAAGCGACTGCTTCTTCTCTCTCTGTTGTATTTTCTGTTGTATTCTCTGCATCTATATATATTTCCGCCAAGTTGGCGGTTTTAATTCCGCCACATTGCGTATATTGATTTACGCAAATTGGCGGAATTGATTCCGCCACTAAATACCATGTTTTAGGAGGGCAACCTTTTGTAAAAACACTGATTCCAGGGATATTTTTAAGTGTTATTTTGTGCCTTTCTAAAGTTCTTTTTGACAAGCCAACTTCTTCGGCCAATTCTTCATCTTTTTTATAAAACTCTTTAAAATTTTTCTTTTTTGCCCAATAGTAAAGTTGACTGAGAATTAAACAATCAATAACAGAATCAACGCCTTCTATTTTCATAAAATCAGGACGGTAAGCAATGATTTTTTCTTTATTCATCATCAAAACTTCTTTGTTAACTATTACTAGTTTAATCTGCAACAATTATTTAATTGGGAAAACAAAGTGATAAAAAGCTTGAGTTCTTTGGGCAAACAATTTTAGTTGTTGAAATTTTTAACAAAATGCAAATACAGCTTCATAGGGCCTAAATGTTGTTGTTTTTGTAGATTTGTATATCACCTAGTGTTTTCCCTCCTGTATGCTCAAATTTGGTGGGTTTTTGTTGATGTTTTTTTCAACTGAAAAATCATCTTTGATGATTACAAGATCTTTAGTATGTAAAAACAATAAAAAAATCATATTTTTGGTCTCGCGCGCACGCGCGTATCTTTTTTAAATATTTTAAGTATTTTAGCCGCCTGGAGAGCCGCAGAAAATAAGGGCATCCAGCTTCTAAATATTACTTTTTCCTTGTTAACTATTACTTTTTTCTTGTTAACTATTACTTTTTCCTTGTTAACTATTACTTTTTCCTTGTTAACCATGAGAGCCGCAGAAAACAAGGCTTTTCGCCTTATCAGCATGACTTTTGATAGGTGGTTTGTGAAAAAAACGTTGTTAAAGGTTACATTTCTACCGGTAATTATTACTTTGGCATCTCTTAGGTAATTTTAAACAATGTGTTAATCGTTAAAAATCAAGGATTTTAAATTGCCAAATATTACTTTTAAGCTTAAAGGTAATAGTTAATACACAAAAAAAGATTTTGATGACAGAGAAAAAGCATCTCGTGAAAAGTAACGATCTTATTGAGGCGCGTTACAGGTTGAGTCTACAAGAATCAAGATTAGTGTTATGGTTGGTTAGTCAAATTGATTATTCTGATACTGATTTTCAAACTCACAAATTAAGTATTCAAGAGTTTTCAAAAATTATAGGATTAAATTTTAATGGTCAATATACGGAGATTCAAGAAGTCACAGAAAGATTGATGCAAAGAGTATTGAAAATTAGAGATCCTGAAAAAAAAGAGTTCACGCAAATTTCTTGGTTAAGTTTTGCAAAATATCAAGAAGGTGAAGGTGTTGTTCATTTAAGATTTGATCCTGCTTTAAAACCTTATTTGTTGCAGTTAAAAGAGCAATTTTCGATAATAAATATTGACGACCTTTTTAATTTTAAAAGCATGTATGCTTTAAGAATATATGAGCTATTGCTGCAATACGCATCCATCGGGAAAAGGGATATTTCTTTAGATGATTTGCGTGAATATTGTGGAATATCAATAAATGAATATAAACTGTACTCAAATCTAAGGTTAAAAGTAATAGATACTGCAAAAAAAGAAATAAATGAAAAAACACACTACCTTGTTGATTACACAGAAGGCAAAAAGTCTAGAAAAGTCGAAAAAATAAACTGGATCATTGCAAAAAAAAACCAAGAAAAACAAGACTCTGTAATGAAATATCTTCCGCCAGTTGAAAAATCAATCGATGAGATGTGCCAGCACAAAATAAAAGAGATTACAGAATTTTGTAAAACCTACGAAAACAAAGTGAGAGGTATTCAGTATTTGCTTAATGTTACTGGGGTAAAAATAGAAAAAGATACTCTCAAGCTTACGTTCAGCAGTCCATTTTTTAAATCTCAATGTGAAAGTAATATTGTTTTGGTTGATAGATTGGGCAGGTTTTTTAAAACAAAGCATGTTGAGCTGCTTGACGATTAAATGATTTTTTGATTATTATTTCATATGATTTTTTGATTTTTTGAAAAAATGAGCAACAAAAAGGTTATTGCAGTCTTGAATCAAAAAGGTGGTTCGGGAAAAACAACGATTGCCACTAATCTTGCTCATAGCATTGCGATTAACGGCAAGAAAACCCTTCTTGTTGATTCTGATCCGCAAGGAAGCACTAGGGATTGGAATGAGGCAAATGGTTGTTCGCTTGTGCCAGTAGTTGGGCTTGATCGTGAAACCATAGGTAAGGACTTGCAAGCTATTTGGTCTGGCTATGATATAATTGTTATTGATGGTGCGCCACAGATAGAAAAAATGTGTGTAGCCGCCGTAAAAATTGCAGATTTGGTTTTAATCCCAGTTCAGCCCAGCCCCTATGATATTTGGGCGTGCTCTGATCTAGTTGATATTGTCAAGGCAAGGCAAGAGATTACGGAAGGAAAGCCAAAATCTGCATTTGTTATCAGTAGGCTTATAAAAAATACAAAGCTTAGTCATGAGGTTACTTCTGCTCTTGAAGAGTATAATTTTCCTGTTTTGAATTTTTTCACTTCCCAAAGAGTTGCTTATCCAACTTCTGCAGCCAAAGGAGAAACTGTACTTTGTGAAAGCATAGATAATCCAGCTGCTAGAGAAATAATTAATATTAGAAACGAAATATTGGAGATTCTTTATGGTGCTTAAAGCAAAAATTAACAGATCAAATAGAGAGATAATGGATGATGCTTTGGTTTCTGTAAGAAAAGAAGATATGATAAGACTAAACTCATTGATACCAGTAAGTTTGCATAAAAGACTAAAGATTCATGCTGCAAAATCTGGCAGCGGCGTAACGATTTCTAGTGTGGTAATAGAAGCGATAGAAAATCATTTGATCAAAATTTCATGATGTTGTCACTTGACTGGTGATTTAAACAGGTCAATTGCATTAGCGTAAAAACTTAGACAATATTAAAATCAACAAACGTAAGAGAGATGTAAAATGGTAAATAAACTTATTGATTGGACACAAACGCTAACAATTATAGCATCTATTATAGGGTTGGGTTATTTCCTCAACACCATTCATCGTGAAGATGTTCGCCTGATGCGTGAAGATATGCGTATAGCTCGTGAAGAGCACAGAGAAGATCTAAAAAGCATTGAAGAAAGATGGAACAAATTATTTGAGAAGTTCCATATTTTGGATAAGGAAGTAGCCACAATTAAAGGTTCAGCTTCCTGTGGAAATAGAGATTAATAGTTTTTAAGAGGAGAATTAGTGTGGAAGTGAATAACGGTGCACATGCTTATGAAACAGTTAAGCACCAAGAATTCGTTAAGAAACAAACACTCCCAAAAACCTATGCTGAGTATTTAGAGATATTAGAAGCAGATGTGGGTACCAACAAAGATGAGGTGGGGAAAGTTACGTGGCCGGCTAGGTATGAGCAAGAAGACGAAGGTAAGATTCGACCATCGAAAAATAATAGCAGGAAACTTTCCATAGAGCAGATACGTGAGCTTGAGGCGTTAGCGTCTGTACTGACATTAGAGCAGATAGCAGAGTTTTTTGGTATGCGTAGACAAGCTTTATATCAGATGATAAATAAGGACGAGAGGATCTCCGTACATTATAAAAGAGGTAAGTATCGTGGGATTAAACTAGTTACTTCAGCCTTACTAAAGAATGCCTTAACCCATAATAACGTATCTGCACAAATTTTCTACTTAAAAACAAAAGCTAGGTGGAAAGAGGCTCATGATGAGACTGACGCAGCGGTTAAGAAAATGATTAAGTTCCTGGAGGAAATTCCTTTGGATACATGCACTCCAAAAGAGATAGCAAACATAATCAAGCAGCGTGCGGTAGACCAGGGTATCGACGTGTGAGAAACCCTTGGGGTAAGGTTTTTAACCAAGCAATTATTGAGAATCATTTACACGCAGAGCAAATAGAGCTCACAGAAGAACAGATGCTTATCAAAGAGCAGTGTGAGTCTTCGTTTTACCATTTCGTGAAATACATGTTTGAAGAAATAGAACCGGTGTTTCTGGACAATTGGCATATTATGGCTATTGCTGAGCATCTTCAGGCTGTACAAGAGAATCAGATTAAAAACTTGGTTATTAACGTACCACCCCGTTCATCTAAAACAACATTAGGTTCAATTCTTTATCCTGCGTGGCTGTTTATTAAGAATCCGCATGAGAAGATTATGATTTTATCGCACGGTCATTCACTAGTGTTAAGAAATGCTGTGCGCATACGGCGTATAATTAATTCAGACAGGTTTCAGTCTATTTGGCCAATGAAGTTGAGCCGTGATGAAAATATGAAACAATCGTTTTCATTTGCTAACACCTCTGGAACGGTTCAAGCTTTCTCTACAATGAGTAACGTGGTGGGGGTCGGTTCACGTTTTCGTATTTTGGACGATCCAAATTTATTGGCTGATCAATCGCCGTTACAAATGGAAAAAGTAATAGAGTTTTTCGAGGGTGTATTGTCAACTCGCAAAAGCATATCTGAAAGCGGAGAAGATCACACAATTATAATTCAGCAGCGCATTTCTATGTCTGATTTAACGCAACATGTTATGAATAAGAATGATGGGACTTATAATTATTTGGTCATACCTATGGAGTATGAGAAAGCGCGGTCGTTTTCATCTGAGGTGCAAATAAGAGACCATGTCGCAGGTGGAGTGGGGTTATACAAAGATCCCAGAAGAGCTGAAGGAGAGTTGATGTGGCCTTCTTATGTGACGTCTGAGAGGCTAAAAGAGCTTAAGGCTGCTTTAGGAAATGATCCTTATAAGATTGCGGGCTTATTACAGCAGCGTCCTAGCCCTAAAGAAGGAGCGATATTTAGAGAAACATGGTTCAAGTATTGGGACCTCAATAATGGATTACCACATATTGAGTATGTGTTTTGTTCTTGGGATACGGCATTTACAGTAACATCATCATCTGCATATTCAGCTTGTGTTGTGTTTGGGATATTTAAGGATAGCTTTAACGTTTACAACTTCATTGTGTTGTCGGCAATTAAGCGTAGGGTGGAGTTTCCAGACCTTAAAAAGTTGGTGGTTGATATGTGGATACAGCCTATGTGCTATGAATACGGTGAAGACGGAAAGCATATAGGATATAAGGCAAACAAGGCTAATAAGGTAGTTATTGAGGCTAAGGCTTCTGGCTATAGTATTATTCAGGAGCTTTATCGTGAGCATAGAATGCCTGTAGAGAAGTTTGATCCTGTAAAACATGGTAACAAAGAAATACGAGCTAGGCTTGTGAGTGATTTAGTTCAAGAAGGCCGTGTATGGTTCCTGTCTAAGAGCGGTTCTAATTCTGGAAATGCTATACCTAGTGCTAAGATGCTAAGGCACGAACTTATTATATTTCCAAAAGGAGATAGCATGGATGTGGTGGATAGCTTTAGCCAAGGTTTATTATACGCTAAAGAGTGGTTGGGTGCGTATTGATTGACAAATGTTAGGGTCAAGGGTAACTTTAATGATATTAATTGGTAAATCTGGTTTATGAGTAGTAACAGACGTTCAGTTATGGACACAGTTAAGGTGTTGTCAAAAGAGACTAAGATTTGTCCCTATAAAGTTTATCACTTGATGAGAACCTTTTACCAATTGGTCAAGCAAGATTTGCTGGCCGGTAACAAGGTTAAGCTTCCTCATATTGGTGTTTTATCTGTTAAATCAGGAAGGTTAGGCTCCACATTAGTTGAAAAATCTGGCAGGAGAGCTTTTGCAACGAGGGGAGCTTTCAGGCAAACAACGTCTTTTAAGAAAAAAGCACTGCAATGTTTGATAACACAGAAAAATTCGTAAATCACATTTTACAGATGATCGCTGAGAGTAAAAGTCAGTGTTTGGGTAACTTTACGACTATGAAGTATGATGTTGACAATGCTTTTAACGTTTGGATGTACCATCATGCAATGTCAGTTATTGAAGAAATGTTGTTGATTAAGTTGGATAGATACAAAAAGGGGGAGTTGGATTTTGATTAAGATACCAGAAATAGATTGCGATGGACTAACACTGCCTAACTATCGAATATTGATTATGGCTCCGATTGTTAGGAGAAAAACAGCAGGTGGATTGGTTATACCTTGTGAAGCTGTTGAGAATGAACAAAAGCAGCTCAACCTAGGTAAGGTGTTGTTGATTGGGGATACTTGTTTTGATCAAGAGTCAACAAAGAATACGAATATCAATGTTGGTGATTGGATTGTATATTCAAGAGTTGAGAGGGAGATATTTCCGAACAAAAAAAGCATTGATGATGTTCCTGTTTATACATATTTGATTAATGATACTCAGGTTATTGGTGTGGTTAGCGAAGATTATGTAAATAGGATTGCTAATGGATAATAATAACGAAATTCAAGTTACAGTAGCTTCAGATGATTCTCAAGGATTTACTGTGGGCGATGGGGCTGATGGTATTGTGCCTCATGAAGAAAATCCCATAACCATTGATCAAGAGGTGGAAGAAAAACCTAAACAAAGTTCACGGGCTTTGCGTGCTGAAAAGTTACGCCAAGAAAATGCGGCTTTGCGTCGACAAAATGAAGAAATGGCTCAAGTTTTAACTCAACGTGAGCAGTATTTAAATCAGCAACAAGCTTATATTGAAGAACAAAAAAAGAAGGCCAGTAAAGCAGAAGTTGAAGCTGCTGAGTCTACTTTAGATGAACGTGAACAGAATATTTTAGGAAGAATGAAGGCTGCTAAGGAAGAAGGTTTAGTTGATGAAGAAATTTTATTGACTAAAGAGCTATCAAAACTGCAAGCAGATAGATCAGCTTTATCTTTATTATCTGATATGCAAGAAACTGATAATAGCAGTGAAACTTATTTTCAACCGGAGTATCAATATCGACCGCCTCAACATCAAGAACAACAATATCCTGAAGCTTTTTATGATTACTTGGAACGTAACCCTGAATTAGATCCTAATAGTTCTCGGTTTGATATGGGTAAATTAAAAGCTGCTGAAGATATGGCGAAGAATCTGACGGATATGTTAGTTAGGGATGGTCATAAACATAAAATTGGCACTGATTTTTTCTATGAGGTCTTAGATGATGCAATGAAGACATCTTCAAGGCAGCCATCAACTCTTGGTGTTAGCAGAAACGACCAATTATATGATATGCGGTCATCTGGTGCTCGAAATATTTCTAAAGAAGAACTGTCGTTTATCCGTAATCTTCCAGTGTACTTGGATGATGGTACAGAAGCGTCAGAACAGCAGAAAATAGAGCGCTATTTGAATGCTGGTAAAAATATTAATTATCGTCAATCGGGATCGACTAGAGTTGTTTAGAGGGTTGGGAGGTAAAATGGATAACTTGTTGTGGCCTTTTGGTATATTTGCATTGCTTGCAGTTTTTGGACTTTTATTGGACAACTACCAAACCAATAAACAAAAAAAGGATTTTTGAAAAATGGACTATTTATTGTTACATTCTTGGGGTCAAGCCTTAACTATTTTAGGTGGAGTACTTTTAACCATTTCGTATTGGCGTAAAGAACACCGTGAAGATTTACAAAAAATTGATGATAAAATAGATAAACTTGACGCTAAATGGGAAGCTAATTTAAAACATATGGATGACAAGTGGGAACGTTTGTTTAGTCTTTTTGTTCAGAAATCATCTTTCAACAACGAAAATAAGTGATTAAAGATGATTTGGGTTCGTGTAGAGTTAGTGGATGAATTGTATAAATTCATTGTAGAGCAAACAGGTAGCGTTGCTGGTGAATCTTTTTCTGATGTGTTGAATTACTACTTGGAGAAAGGTTGCCGTGGGAACGCTGCTGAACTGACAAACAACTAAGGATATAAAATATGAATACATTAATAGTACGTCACAATGTTGCTTCAATCCAAAAGTGGGTAGAGGAATTAGAAGAAAGATTAACTCGTGTTGATACTGATTTGTCAGAATTACGCGCTCATGAGCTTAAATTTGAAATAGATGCTTTGAAATTTTCTGATGATTTAAAAAATGTAGTTGATAGCAATAAAACAATTATTCAGGATGATTTAAAAGAAATTGTCAGCTCTGTTAGAAAAATAGTTGCTGATTTGATTGGTCCTTTGGACGAACGAAACTATGTTCTTTCCGGAGGGTTGGTTGACGCAGATAACGGATTATAGATTAAGTATGCTAACAGAAGATTTTGAGCAAAGAGCAGAAAAGTTAGTTAAAGAGGCTGATGCATACTTTCTTTTGTTAAACGATAGTTTAAAAAGTGCTGGTTTTTCTGAGTATTCAATTGGACAAATAGAAAAAAAACAAAAAGATATCGTTGATGACATTAGGTCTTGTTTAAAGCGTCTGTATCTTCAAAAATATTAACTTCGAAAACAGGAAACAGAAGACATGGACAGAAATCTTGCAAGACTTGGTTGGGGTGATAGAGCTACATTTATTGGTTTAGCTCTCACAATTATTGGTTTTACCTGGATATTGCATTATGAACATTGCCAGGATGTCAGGCGTGCGGAGGAATGGTACCGACAGGACAAAATAATTACCGATCAGCGTTTTGAGAAAATGGAGGAGAGACTCCAAAAAATGGATGAAAAACTAGACGCCAGCCTCAAAGTTATGGACGCTAAATGGGAACACTTGTTTGAAAAGTATTTTGAAAGCAAACGATAAATTGCTAAACCGCTAAATCACTCAAACCCCCAGATGGTCTTAACCGAATCTAGGGATTTTTAAACAGAAAGGACTTTAAATGTCGGTTAATACTAAATGTTATCAGCAGTTCTGTCAACTTTTTGTTGCATTTGTGTGGCGATATTTTGAGAGCGTTCAAATATATCCATACCAATTTTCCGTGTTTCTAGGTCAAGCTTGTGTGTTTGTGCCTCGTTTTTAGCAGCTTCAGATTCAACTTTTTTGCTTGATGCTAGCGTATCTAGCTCTAGTTTTTGTTGTTTGTTTTCTTTGTCTGCTTGTAGTTTAAGGTATTCCAGCTCTAGTTTTTTCTCATCCAGCATTAGTTGTTGCTGCTTTACTTGAGCTTCTAATTGAGCTTGTTGAGACTTTACACCAACCATCTGTTGTTCTGCTTCAGCCACCATCATAGCAGCTTGGGCGTTCATAACATCGGGGTTAGGTTGTTGCTGTTGATTTTGTTGTTGTTGCTTGGCTATCTCGGCTGCTGCAATAGCTATTTGTTGTTGTGCTTCAGGGGGTAGTTGTATTGGATCTTCAGGAATTTGAATACCAGTTTGTTGGGTAAACTCAACTTGCATTTGCATAGCCATATGTTCGTGGATATGAGATTGGATTGCGCCTACTGAAGGATCTTGTTGCTGTGTCATTTGACCAAGTAGCTGTTGATGCACTGCCATATGTGACATGTGGTCTTGCTGCAGATAAGCTTTGACTGGTTGGCCTATGGTCATTCTTTGGTTTTCTGATACTGGATCTAGCATAGGAGGTGGTGGGGGTGGTTGTGTCGGATCGGGGGACATAAGATTAGTTATATCGTCGTCGGAGATGTTCATATTTTTATAGAAATACTTTTGCACGTTGTATAAGTTGTGTAGTTGTGGTGCGGCCATAGCTGTTTGTAATAAAAGCTGAGCACGAAGCATTCTTTGTGGGCCACTTTGTAGCTCTGGATTTATTGAAGGTTTAACGGCGATTGTTGGGTTAAAATCCTGTTTCATGATGACCATATCTTGACCAGCAACTTTAAACGGATAAGGCATGGTTGAGGGTAACCATTCATAGAAACGGTTATTAAACATACCAAGAACTTCACAAAACGACTGATGGTAGTTTTGAAGAATAAAACTTGAAACCTTTTGTGTTTGATCGAGTTGCACCAATGTAGTGATTGCGGGAGTGTTTGCACCCTGTTGCATAGCGGATGCGCTTAAGATCGCTGCAGGTTTGCGAATAGAGTCTTCCAGTTGGTTTTTTAGCTCAAACAGCGTTGGGGAGGGCTCTTTAAAAGGTAAAGGGAATATGGCCTGAGATAAAGGAACGGGGCCACTACGAACAGGCATAAACTGCCCGGGTGCTGGATTAACATTAGACGCTTCCAGTCTTTGGTCCTGTACGAATCCTGCGGGGTAAGAAGCATATGATCCTGCTACAAGTAGTTGTCTTAGGATATCGGTTGCAGTAGATGCTAACGCTCCTGATGTTTGTACTAAACCATATCCCTCGCCTTTAAGTGATGGCAAAAATGAGAAATTGGCATAATATTCTTGTTTCTGCTTTAGAGGGTCGCTCGCAGACCAGTTACGTTTGATACTTAAGACTCTTCCATTATCGGCGTTAATAAGAAAGATATATGGCAAAGGGATATCGTCAAAGTTGCGAGCTAATGGGTCGCCTTTAAGATGATAAAGAGCATGGCATTCGTATATTTTGTAATAAGGTTCATTGTATTCTGAGTTGTAATACGTGTTATTTAAGCTATTAATTTCGTTAGTGATCTCAGCAACTGGATTGTTAGAGTCTTCATCATCAGCAATGTTAGTGGGCTTAAAGTCAATGTTCTTAAACTCTTTCTTCTTCATCTTTACTTTAAACTCTTGTGCAGACATTCTGTGTACTTGAGTTTTACGTAAAGCATTGTGATGAGTGCTAGCCTCTTGGTTTAAGATGAAATCTTCAGGCTGAATCATTTTCATAGTTGGTCTATTAAAGATCGGGTCTATGTAAACCTTTACATAGATAGATCCGGCGATTATTGACCAAATGACGCTACGGCGAAGTTCTTTGTAAAAACCTTCGTCTTTGTAACGTAGGTATGAGTTAAAGAACTCCGCTTTACGTGTTGCAGCATTGTCCATATCATCGGATGTTTGTCCAAGAACTGTGCACGTAACAGGATCTTTGGTTGGGAATATGGAGTTCATAACTGTTGCTGTAAACTCCCAAAGGGTTTCTGCTAAGGCGGGGGAGTAGACAGACTTATAGCGTTCAGCAAAAGAATCTACATCAATATCGCTATTTGCCGACGCATTAATACCTAAGAGTTTTATAGTAGCGGCCAGGTTTGAGCTAAAGTCTTGCATTGTGTCTTTATCAGCTTCGATTGCAGCTTTAAAATATGTGCCAATAGAGTAAAGCTGTTCTTCTTTGAGCATGAAGGCCAAGTTATCATCTTGTTGTGGTTCAGGCTCTTCAGGAACTTGGTTAGTGAAAACTAAAACACTACCGTCAGGGTTATACTGTAGTTGCATAGGCTGTTGGGGTTGCCCTGGTTGTGGAGGCATCATTGGTTGATTAGGATTAATAGGTTGGCCTTGTATTTGGGGCATCATTTGAAGAGTCTCGTCCATGAATTTTTTAATATTGATTGAGTAATTGCATTATCATATAATTGAAGGCAACAGTCGAGGTGGCGACAGTACCACTCCCGAGCTTGTGGGATAGAATAATGGAAGCAACTGGCGGAGATAGTGTCAGGTTAAATATACTATCCTGTGTCACATGAGTAGAACCTCTAGTGTGATGAACCTTCCTTTGGGATGCGAAATAAAGTTCACAACATTTATTATTAACTATTAAAGAGAAAAGGTGCTTTATGGCATATACTTTCGCTCCACGTGGTTTGCAATTAACTAGTAGCTTTAGTAATGCGACCCCAAGTGGGCAAATTGATAATTATTTAATTCCAAGCGGTTATGCGACTAACATTGCGAGTGGCGACTTAGTTGCGGTCAACCTTGCTACAGGAACTATACGGTCAGTAAATGACGTAGCTAACTATACAACCACACCGAACGTAGGATTTGGTGTTTTTGTTAGCTGCTCTTTTGGTCTTGGTTATGGTCAGTCTCAGGTATTCCCTGCAAGTACTGCTATGACACCAATTCCTAACACAGGAACTCCATATTGGCCGGGTGGCACTATAACTAAAGATGGTATGCCAGCTCTAGCGCAAGTTATTGTGGATCCTAATATGGTATACAACATACAAGCATCTGGTGATCAAACATTACTTAACGCGGATAGACCAGCACTACCCGGACCGGTTGTAGCACCTGCTGCGGTTCTTGTTGCTGGTATGTTTATTCCTTTCAATACTTATGGTGTTAGGTTCTCTAACATTCAAGGACAAGCAAACGTTGGGTCTACCTTCCAGGGTCTTTCTACAATGAGTGCGATAGCACCTTTTGATGCAGGAGCGTTAACTGGTGTTAACTTGTATATGTTGCGTTATTCTCCGAGCAAGGAGTTAAACACAGGTGAGTGGGTTTTAAGCAACGGAGTTATGCGTCCAACTGATCCTTACCCTGTAGTTGAAGTGAAATTAAATGCTTCACAAATGCAGGTTCATGCACTAAGAGATACAAATGCAGACATCGCAAAAGAAGTAGCTGAAATTAAAAAAGCACTTAATTTGATGATGAAAGATCAATTAAAGAAAGAAGGTAGATAATCATGGCATTAATTACTCGAAGTAATATACCCAACTTCTTACAAAAGGGTTTACAAGCAGTATTTAGTAACTACGATGTATTGCCTGAACTGTTCAAAGATGTTTATAAAACTGTAAAATCAGAACGTGCTTATGAGCAGGACATTGAAACTCAAGGTCTTGGCATGGCTCAGATCAAACAAGATGGTGCTCCTGTAGCTCTTGGTGATATGAGACAAGGTTATGTGACAACTTACACACCACAGTGGTGGGGTTATGGTTTTCAGATCAGCCGTTCTGCTATTGAAGACAACCTTTACGATAAGGAATTTGGTGATTTCTCAGGTCAACTACGCACCTCTTTACGTGCGGCTCGTAACGCTAATGCGATGCAGCTCTTTAACAATGCATTTAATGCAATGTCTACAGGTGGTGACGGGAAGCCTCTTTGTTCACTAGATCACCCGATTTCTATAGGTGCTCCGCAACAGAACACTTTTGCGAACCCTGTAGGTTTCAATGAAGCAGCCTTGGAAGAAGCTATCACAATCACTCGTTTGTGGAAGAACTTAGCTGGTTTGAACATCGATGTGAAAGTAAAAAAACTTTTGGTACCACCAAGTTTGGCTTTCCAGGTGTCTCGTGTTTTAAATTCAACTGGTCGTGTTGGTACTGCAAACAATGACATCAACGTTGTTAAACACGATCGATTGATTCCTGGCGGTGTAATTGTTAACCCTTACTTAACTAACCCATACAACTGGTTTATTTTGAATGAGTGTGATACTGGTCTTAAATTTATTCAGCGTAATCTTTTGGACGTTCGTTATTCTGTGGATAACCTTTCTGATGTTACCACTGTTCGTGGTGTTGAGCGTTATTGCTTTGGTTACTCTGATTGGCGTTCTACTTTTGGTGTAATGGGAGCTGCGTAATGACAGACATGCCATCAATTATTAGTGATGAGCCGGTTGTTGATAAGGAGGGCGTTACTTTTGACGCCACCCGTAAAGGTATCAATAGGGTTCGCACTAAAAGGAATGATCCACGTGAATCGACACGTTCACCTTTAAATGTTGCTACTGGCTCAAGATTTAACGTGCCAGAAGCAGTGACTGCAAGTGATCCTGAGCATCAATACGGGTTTATTGCTTATTCATCAGGTGCGGAAATACTTCAGAACACGGTAGATGTAGCAGTTGAAAAAGGTTGGTGGCCTGTTAAGCGTTCAGAGCATCCGTCATTAGCACAACGTTATTTCAACGTTAATGGTGATGATGATAAAGCGGATTATGTTCGTAAAGGTGGTCAGATTTTAATGAAACGTTTAAAAGAAGATCACATTGCGGAGCAAGAAGCATTCAGGCAACAAGCTGAGGCTCAGCGTAGTTCATATTTAAATGCACAAACACATAGCCATATTACGCCAGCACATGCAGGTTTTGGAGCTGCTGGTAATTTTAATCAAGTAAATTTTGGAGGTTACTAATGGCAGCACCATATACAACAGCAGAGATGGCAGCAGCAACTCGTCGTTATGGTTACCCTCGTGGTTCTGAATTTGATGATGGAGTAAGAGTAGGACCTACTTTTCCTGGCTTTGTTTCTAATGAAGTAGCGGATAATACTAGTCTGTCTGGTGTTCCAGATACTCAGAAGAACTGTCCGCCGCTAGATGATTGTCAAACAGTTATGGGATATGGTGCTTTGTTGGCTCCTCTTTACAGTTATTATATAGTGGCTAAGGGTGCAGCAAACTATCCAACAATAACGACGCTAGCAAATATAGCAGCAGGTTTTACTCCTGTAGGCATGAGTAATGGCAATGGTGTAGCTAATCTTATCGATGGTCAAATAGTCACCTTAGACACCGTAACTATTTTAAATAAAAATTATAATGCTTGGGTATTTGACTGGCCTAGAACTGTGAATATTGCTACCGTTAACGCTGGTGACGTATTAGCTTCTACTTTTAATATTTTAGGAGTAGATATGTACAACCAGCCTATGGCGGAAACAATAGTTGCAACAGCAGGTAATGCTGTTGCATCTGGAAAGAAGGCTTTTAAAGCGATAATAGGTATTTACTCCCAAGGAGGTGTAAATGTAGGTAGCGCACTGACTCTTTCTCCTTCTTCTACTACATTTGGTTTGCCTTATTACACCTGGACACAACCTTTTTCAGTGAATCCTACTCTCAATGTTGCTAATGGTTTTACACTGGGAACGGTACCTTTTGAGGCACAGGATGCTTTTAACAAAGACAATAGCGATGTTATATACATACCTGTAGAATCAACTGGAACTTCTGGGGACGTTAGAGGAACAGTCAAACTGGCTAATGCTGTAACAGAGGATTCTCCTATTGCTGTTCTAGCTTACTGTCCTGGATTTGATCAGTTTTTGCGTCAACAGATAGTTAATAAGTCTTCTTTTGGTTCCAAAGAGTTGGTAGCTAATCAAAAATGGTTAACGCTTCCAGCTCCTGCGTGGTTAGTTTCACCGCAAACTCAGTACGGCGTGAAGCAGTATTGGGGTAATCCTGCGATATAACATTATTACCCTTAGTGTAGACTGAGGGTAAATATTTAGGAGCAAATGCCATATGAAATTACAGACAGCAACGATTAATTTGGAGAAAGCCCCAATAACAAAAATTTTAAAACCAGGTGAGAGTTTTAATTTTAAAAATATAGGGGTTGGTTTTTGTCAAATTTGTTTACAAGCGACCTCAGTAATTGACGTAAATACCAACCCTCAAATTAAGGTTTCTGGGTATGGTTTTACTTATGTTGCTTACGATACCATTTATTCCGTTGTTAGCGAGAATGTGCCAGTTAATAATCAACCAATAATAACTCAAAATTTTTTTTGTGACGATGTAGTTATTACCAATATTTTACCAGCAGATGTTACAATTACTATAAATAGCCCTCGTACTAGAGTACGAGCGGCGATTGTTGGTCCTATAAGCATAGACACCAATATTATTCTTGGTAAGTCTACTGTAGCGTTCAATACTGCGGCAGGTAATTTTGGTGCTGGCAATACCTACAATTTATTTGGAACGTTAAATTTTTTTGGTGCACCCCTAGCTACAAACGCTAGAGTTGCGCAGCCATTATTTGCATTTAGATTTGATAATAACGCCGGTAACGCCCCGTATACATTCGTTCAAAATGTACCTTATGAATTAAATAGCATTGTGTCTTCTGTTCTCGTATATATGTCAAACCAAGATGGTTTGCCTGGTGATATATACACCCTTGCAGTGCTTCAACAAGGATCAGGCTATTAAAAATGGCTTCTGTGCCTTCATATGCTTTTGGAACAGATTCGACTGTAGATAGTATCTTTCTGGAAGCGTTTGAGCGTATTCAAGTGCCTGGGTCAATGTTAGATACAATTAAGACTGATTCTGCATTTCGTTCCGTGAATTCTTTGCTTGTGGAATGGTTAGGGAAGTTTGAGGTAGATTTTACACGCAAACGTAAGACATTTAATCTTGTACCGAATCAAAGTACCTATGTATTAAGTCCTAATACTTTTAATGTTATAGATGTGTTAACCACTACTGTTATGAGTGCGACAAGAGGTAACGGGTCAGCTGACGGGAGTGTTGCAAACGGTGCTAGTAATTTTGATATAGCTTTTTCTTTTAGAAACTTAGTGGGCGTTAATGTTTTATTATCAATCAATACTGATTGGATCGGATGGAACTTTACCATACCCTCGTTAGTTTCTTATATATGTATTGTTCCAGCGGCAAATACACAAAGTACAGCTTCTTTAAGTGTTGAGTATAGCAACGATGGTGTAAACTGGATACCTGTGCATAAAACGCCTTTTGAGGTATACACTACTCAGCCTTTGACTTGGATTTATGTTGAACAACCTTTGATTGCAAAACACTATCGTGTAGGTCTTCTTACGGGTAGTTTAAGTATTGCTGGAATATACTTTGGTGTTGGCACTTACCAAAAAGTAGATACTACAACTGTTAATTCTTTTGTGGGGTCAGCGGACCGTGTTTTGGGAGCAATATCGTTTTCTGATTGGATGAACACTTCGAGTAAAAACACACTTGGTACAACCTCTAGCTATGTGTTCGATGCAGGCATGCCGCCTAAAATGATTCTGTATCCTGTACCAGGGCTTACTACTCCGCAGTTTACGGATGATAATGCGATTGCTACGAATGTCATGTATTCGTGTAATTGTTTCCCTGCGGATGTAGTTGATTTAGTGCAAACTTTTGATGTTCCTAAGGCCTTTATTGAAGCGTTAATAAGTGGGTTAGCCTTTAGGTTAGCTCAGAAATTTAAACCAGAAGCTATGCAGATTACAGGACCAATGGCGGAACAAGCTTTAGCTAACGCATTTAAATCTAACTACTCAATGTATCCATTAACTTTAGAGCCTAAACGAGGTTTTGCATAATGGCTAGGTTTGGTCGAGGTGCTTCTTTAGGTTTGGTGAGGTTTTTTGGAGATAAATCCGTACCTATCACAACATGCGACTATTCAGGTCATGTGTGCAGAATGGAAGATACTGTTGTACAGATGGAGTATAGGGGTAGTGGTTTAGTGTCTACAGGATTACGTGTACATAAAAGATTTGCAGACAAACCTAACCCACAAGGAAAAGTGCCGCCATTTAAAGTTGATCCTAAGGTAGTAACAGGAACTACGCCCGATGTTCAGACATTTAATCAAGGACTGATTAAAACGCTGATTATTACCAGTCCCGGTGTTGAGTACAATGTTTATGATGAGTTATTGGTGAAGCTTGGATCAGAAGACAAGATTTATGAATATTTAGGAGTTTTAGGATACTTAAGATTTGAGGAAGTTAATCAGCCAGAAGTAACATTAATTTGGCCTGAGGTATTTCTTAATATAATCGTTAATAACAACACTAATGCTAAGTTAGTTTTTGCAGCCGCTAATAAAGTCGTGCCTAATGATTATGTGGAAGTTATGCCTGGCGCAAAGATGGTTGTTTCATTTAATATGACCAATAGGTGGTCGCTCGCTATAGCAGGTTAAAATGACAGAAAAAGCACCAAATAAATTCAATAATGTTACTTGCTACCTAACATCTAGCACAGGAAATATTACGGTTGATGCACCTTTTGCTGGTTTGCCTCAATATGATATTAATATAGCTCCTACGGGAATTACTCCTGGCTTATATAAACCAGTAGCCATTCTCGTTAGTGAAACAGGGCAGGTTCAGGCGATTGATGAAGGGTTGCCTACGGGAGTTCAGGTAAAAACTAGCTCGTTAAAAATGCAAACATCGCCTGGAATGATATCTTTAGACTTACCTGACGGCATTCCTCTGGATATTACGTCGGGTTCTCTAGCTGTTGAGCCTAATACAACAGGCGGTTATTCTGTTGACTTACTACCCGATGCTGTAACGAGCGTTAGCAGTACGTATCCCGGTCTTATAAGCGGAACTATTATTGATAATGAACTTACGTTATCTCCTAATGTTGGACTTGTGACGGGTGTGAATTCTGTTAATGATATTGTGACGTGTGTTCATAACGCTAGTAGTCCTAGCGTAGTTGATGTTACAGCAAACACAAACATTGTTACAAGCGTTACGTCTGGAAACACTAATGTTTTAGCTGTTTCTAGCAGTACAGATGCAACGACAGGCGGAACATCTTTACAGTTAAATCCTAATTCTGACACGGTGGTAGCTGTTACATCTACAAATCCTGCGTTATTAGGGGTTACCATTGCTAATAACGAACTGACGCTTACTCCAGCTCCTATAACGATAACTTCGTCAAACCCTTCTGTGTTATCGGTATCTGAGAGCGGTACTGATGTTAATTTACAATTATCCTCATCTATAGTAACGAGTGCATCGGTGGTTGAGGGTTCGGGTGCAGTATCTATGGGGATAAGCTCCAATAATCTAACGCTTACTTTGCCCACTAATGGTATTATAAGCAGTGTATCTGCGTCAGCCCCTATGCAGGCGTCACTTACATCAAATGGGTCTAATACATGCACTTTGAATTTGTCTGTATCAGGAATACAACCAGCACCGTTTGGTAATGCCCCTTATGTCGGGTCTTGGTCAGGTACCGTGCAAATTTCTAACGGTAACAAAGGGGGAGGATCTTTTAGTGGTAATGTATGGGTACCATTACCAGGTTTTCCGACAACAGCATTCCCGTGTAATTATTCCTTAACGGCTTGTGTTATGTGGCCAACTAATACCTCTCAGTACTTTTTTGATGCAAACAACTGGGTACATAACTTTGTAACTGGGCAGATCTGGGGATGGCCTACTGGAGGCAATTCAAAGGAGACAGTAGGGCAAGTACCTGGAACGTGGCTCACTTGGGTAGTTCCGTTAGGAGGTGCTGGCTGGAACAATTCTATGGAGACATTAGCGTATGTTATTACGGCCTATGAAGCTTCGCAACCCATGGCTCAATGATACGTTTTATGACAAATACACCTTTAACATCAGTAGGAATAGCGGCGGATAAGGGGTTTTTTCAGCCACCAACTAACAACCCATTAACGGCGAACGGTAGTATTGGTTTAACGCCACGTACGGTTATCGAACCGGGCACAGTTACATTTCCAGCTGCAATTACTTTTAACCAATATGGTCAGGTAATAGGTGCAATTGCGGGTGATGGTACTGGTTTTAATGGTCTTTTGTCGCAAAGTGTTGTAGCGGATTATGGGATGGCAACATTACCTGTGGGTAACACGAGTAGTTTGATAACATTTACAACAAGTGCTCTACAAAAAACCTCGTGTATATTGATACAACCTATAAGCACAAGTAACGCAAGTTGCGGCATTACTGGTATTTACCCAAAGCCTGACCTGTATAACGAACAAGGAACGGCTGATCTTGCAAGTTCGAATATTACAGTGATTATCCCTCAAACTAACAACCCTATTAGCGGCTTTTACTGGGCGATTATCAACCCAAGTAAGTATGTTTTTAGTTATGTTAACCCTGTGGGTGTCTTTACATTGAAAAATGTTAACGGTTTAAAAGCCAACATTAATTGTGCTGATTACGGTATTTCTAATTCGTCTTTAGCCGCGTATTTTTTGAGCGTAAGTAGTCCTTCAGGCAATTCTCCTGTCTACGCTTCATTAGTTGCTACTGAACCTAACTCAAATACAATTTCTTTATTTACTACAGGGCAATGTGACGTAAACGTTATGGTTATAAACACCTCTCTAAATGTCAATAATGTAAGTGGTTGTGTGTTGTTAAATGGAGGGAATATAACAGCTCCTGGGTCTACAACAATAAACAACACTAGTTGTTTTGAGATTCCGTCTCTTACTGCTTCTGCTAATGGATTTATCACGTGTTTCTCGAGTTTAGTTATCCCGACAAGTGCTACACCTACTGTTTGTGGAACAATAGTCAGCAGTGGTGCTACAATTGAACCTAGCTCATGGATGCAGCCAGGCAAAGGACAGATTGGTTCTACATATGTGTATCCTAATTCCGAGTCTGGTTCGGTGCCTTTGTTGGGTCTTTGTTATATCAATGTATTTCAAAGTACAGAAGGTTAGAGATGTCTTATTTCTTAGAAAGTTTGCCTCTTACATTAACTGCCAATAAGGACAAAAAAACGGTACTGACTCTTGCCGGTGAATTTTTTGCTGATAATATTATTAATGAAGCAAGTATTGATGATTTAAAGACAAGACTTAATCGAGTAGAAACCGATACTACAGCTAATATATCGAACATAGCAACGCTTGTTAAAGATGTTTCCGATCATGAAAACCGAGTAGTTATTCTCGAAAACGATAATATTTCTAATATATTAAATATTTCTAATCTTAACAATCTAACAAAGGATCACGAAAAGAGGATAACTAATCTTGAAACCACAGCTGGAAAAGCGGCAAAGACAGTTTTACTTGATTCATCGAATCCTTACCGGACAGCTCAAGATGAATATGTTTATGTAACAGATACAAGTTGCACCTTTGCTACGGTTAGGATACCTGAGAACCAAGATACACATTTTGGTTTTAGTTTTAGAGTTGTAGATTATGGCTCTGGTGGATTTCAGATAGTACAAAGTGATAATCAGCAAATCGTCGTTGCAGGAGTGGCCAGTACGGTCGGTGCTAATGGAGGACTAAAATCTTGTTCGAAGTTTGGGGCGGTTAGTCTTATTTTGGTAAGAAAAGGCGAGGTTGACGTTTTTGTTGTAGACGGAGAGCTTCCTTCCAACATGGTGCTATTTTAAGAGCAAATCTAGGCTAGCTCGTGTTATAATGATAGACAAACGAGTATAATCTTTTAAATCCCTAGAACTTTTAAGGAAAACAAAATGAAAGAATCCACATTAAAAGTACCAAATGACCTAATTAAAATTAGCCCTTTGGGAATTGCTATAGAAAAGCCTATTAACGGAACAACTTCTACTAGTTTAGACTTAGTTGTCGCCGATAGTCAAAGTAACTTTGGGCAGGGTTCATACACTCCTGTACAACTTAAATCTGGTATTAACTTAAGCATAGACTACGTTAAAGAAGATAAAACGTTAACACTAAACGCAAAGCTTAATGATGCTTATGTATTGCAGGCTATAAACGGTCTAACAATCTTTGACGTTGTGGAGTCTAAGAATATTTTAGCTACCGCAGAGGAGGACACTGCTGGGCAGGCTTTGAATGTGAAATTAGGCAAAGTTGATGCTGTTACAGAATTGTATGGAGAAACCTACCATATAGCCTTTTCTAGTAAAGGTGTAAAACCTTTGGATATCAAGCTAAGTTACGTTTTGTCTTCAGATACTACTACCGATATCTTTTTAAATTTCTATGCGGGAGGTATCGAAGGCAGCATGATTAAGCAAGACAACGGCACTGATATTGGGCTAGTTATTATGCCTGATCCTCATAGTGCGACCGATAGTGCTTCAGCCCTATTGTTGACGGGAGGTCAACCAACAATAGTTTCCGTAGCTTAGTTGTTAGCCGTGATCTGGGTAAACTATCCAGCTCATAAGCAGTGAAGAATAATGGAACCATTACTAACAACAACGTCATGGATTTTTGTTGACAAAAACTCTTCAATTGTTCCTGGCGTTGGTTACAAAAGTGTAGCAACCAAAGCTATTGAGTTTACGTTAAGTACAGCACAAGGAGAAGCAGCTTTTATTGGGGCGCAGTATTTAATAGCTGCTGGCGAATTTGGGGTATCTATAGTTTTTCCTAAAGCACATATGCATAAATTCAATGATGCCACATCTGTTATAATTCCGCCGCATTCTACCTTTGGTTTTCTTTGTCATAGTGTTAACCCTTTGAAATTCACTATTACAACGTTAACAGACACTATCAACTTATACATTGAGCATAATACTCCAAAAGCTGTATACTAACTTAATTGTTTAAACAACTAAGCTCGAATGGCAGACTTTCTTTCCAAATTAAAATCAAATATTGGCGAGCACGCAGAAGATACTAGTTATAGTGTAAAACGTCAGCATTTTGCTGATGGCGGACAAGTGGGTACTCCGCATACGTTCACCTGCGATAGCTCATTGAAGAACAAAGGTTCTTCAGAAGTCACTCTTGCTAGTATGAAACGTATTTGGTCGAATTCAGAGGGTGTTCCGTCTTTTAAAAAAGGTGGCTCTGTTGCAGAAAGTAAAGAAGCAAAATTAGATCTTAGTGATTATCATCCGAAATCCGAAGGGGATATACCCGAGAGCCATATATCGAACGTAGATAGTTCTGTAATTATGCCTACTAGTGATAGGCCGGGGTCAGAGGATAACCGCCTCCCTCCAGGAGGTCTCCCGCCTAGTGCGGTTGTGTCAGCGTTAGCTGGATTGAATAATGATCCCAGACTGGGGAGGCTCGAGCCTATTTATCCAAGCCGCCAGATAAGAGGTTTAGATGGAGATTATTTATCTAGAGGTATGAGTGCTAACAATATTAAAGAATACCTAGATAAGAAAGGAGATCTTTCTTTCCGTATTAGGCGTGACGATCTGTCCCCACTCGACATTCGTAACAGAGGAGTTGTTAGAAACAATGTTATCGATCATGTTTTAGTGGACAAACCAGCCTCCCCATTTTTTTCTACAGAAATAAACAGCAATGGTATCTCTGCAGGTAAATACGCACTAAAACCGATAACACAAGATAATGGTTTACATGGTGTAACATATGATCCACAGGATGGCTATTATACAATTCCCAAAAGTTATGTAAGAGGTCATTTAGACGAACACGCGCCTAGAAAGGGATACATAGCAACTACTAAAGGCACATCTGTTTCGGGACATAACAAAATAAATTTAAGCGACAAGCGCTGTGTTGAAAGGTTTAAGCGCGATTATGACGTTATAAAGAGAGACTTTGATACTCCGCAGATACGTAAAGCAATAGATAAAGACCCAGAGTCCGTATTTAATACAAGAGCTATTAATGACAAAGAGGTTCTAGTTGATGGATCGAGCCGTCTGCCCGTGGACTTAGTTGAAAAAGTAAAAGAGGTGACGCCAGAATATTATGTTTCTAAATACAACAAACAGAACCCCCACAAGAAGGTCGTTCAGTATAAGAAGCCTAGAGAGGATTTCTGGCGGTATTACAAATCATCAATTCCGATACAGTTTCGCGATAAGTATAGGTACACGGATTCAGTAATTAATGACGAATTTCCTAAAGACGCCAGCTCTATTTCCACTATTTCCGACATTAATAGGCAGTCGTTTGACGAAGCGCGCGATAAAAGAGTTGCCTAGAAGAAAGGAAAGACCGGAACGCTGTAAGTACAGAGAAAAATAACGTCCATTAAACTATTTAAAAAACTTTCATAGAAAAAGGAGAGTACTGTTGAAAAAATTTTTTTGTTTTGTTTTTTTCTACGCTTCTATTTTTGGGTATTGTTCAGATGATGAAGATATTAGTTGTAGTAACATCCACGCTGATCGAATGCAAAATAAAAGAAGTTCAGGAATTGTAGGTAAAGATACGGTTGAACATAGTTTCAGGTGTATTAGCAATAACCGTCTTGTCTTAGATAAGTATATAGGAACAGCTTCTGCAAGCTTTCTCTTGGAAACTAAGTTACACCAAAACCTAGAGAAAATAACAGAAATTGATTTTTTTTCTAGTTTTCCGTGTGCGTACGACATAGAGGTTGTATCGAAAGTGAAAGGTCTGCAAACCCTTGTTTTTGAAGAGACCGATCTAAGTAACGAGGCGTTAAAATTTCTGCAAAATTCGTCTGTGTCAGATCTTGTTTTTTGTAACTGTAACTGTTCGCCGTCTATTATAGATGGTCTGTTTTCTTTGCCGTCTCTTCGTTCGTTAACATTAGATAGGATAGATTTTGGGGATTTTTATAGCGAGGAGCTTGTCAGAAATAGTTCATTGAAAGAGTTGGTTATCACAAGTGTTCCTCTAGGGGAGCGATTTATAAGAAGTATCAATGCAAATAAAAGTTTAGAAGTTGTTGCAATACGGGATGGCTTTTTTACCCGACACCTAAAGCCTTTGTTCACACGTAAAATAAAATTTTTTGAATAATTATGTCTTTAACCTATCTCCAACTTTCAGACGCTTTACAAAAGTACACCCAGAATAATAACCCTCAGTTTGTCGGGATGATACCTTTGTTTGTTGCGAATGGTCAAAAGCGTATTGTTCGGGATCTAAAAATATTACCTTTTATTGCAGATGATGAGCCTATTTTTACCGAAGGATTAGGTATTAATGGTTTTTCTAAACCAGCTAATTGGCTGTCTACAATATCGGTCAAAATAAAAAGAACCACCCCAACTCTTGTTCAACAGAATATTCTTCAAGAAAGAACCGTAGAGTATATTCAGCAATATAACCTTGCTGAACCTCGTGATTTTGTGCCGTTGTATTACGCTGATATGGATATGAAGATTATTTTTGTCTCTTCAATGATTCCTTTATCTGAGGAGAACGATCAAATTAAAATATTCTTTAGGTACTACACACAAGACCGGCCTTTATCTCCTGCTACTCAAGAAAATCTTTTATCAAATTATGCTCCTGATTTACTTTTGTATTCTTGTTTAATGGAAACTGCACCTTACTTACATGATGATGAGAGGTTACAGGCCTGGTCGACTTTATACCAACAAACTAAAGCTGCTATGAGTGAAGAGGATATAGGCAGAATACAGCAACAGAAACCCAATACACATTAGAATTATAGGCGAAATATGCTATGTTAAATGCAGATATACTAAATAACGAAGAAGAAATGGTACCATTACCTACATATCGCAGAGGTGGAAAAATTAGAGGAAAGTTGCAGCCTGCACATTTTTCACCTGGAGAGCTAAAAATTCTTGACCACTTACAAGGTGGTACTGAAACTTGCAAAAAAACAGGAATGAGGTGCTATTCGCATTTAGAAGAACTCTTAAAAAATCCGCATATTAGAGATCGTGTGCTATCTTTTGCACGTGAACATCATGCGGATGGTCATATGATTGGTGACCATTTGCACCAACAGGTTCATGGATCTCCTCAAGAAGCAGATCTAGAACAGCTGGTAGAGCTAATATTAATGAAGATGCGCAACGATCCTTCTTCTGTTACGCAAGAAGAGTTGCAGATTTTAAAAAGCCAAGGACGTGATGGAGATCGCGAGCTTGCTAATATTGGTCCTGAGACAGCTCAATTGTTTGACCATATGGCAGGTCACAGAACTCAGAATCCCAAGACTGGTCTACATGAGTACTGGTCATTAGGAGGTGTACTTGGTGGTTTGTGGGACAGTATCAAAGGTGGTGCTTCACAGGCTTGGGGTGCCGTTAAAGAGCATGCTCCTGGTATAATGAACTCAGCGGCGCAAGCGATCCTTCCTCATGCAGGTAAAATGGCTAGTGAAGCTATCAATTCCAAATTCGGTGCAGATTCGCCTTGGGCAGGAGCTTTAAATAGCTTAGCCGGTATGGGTCAGAATATGGCGTCTCAGGGCATTAACCACCTAGCTGGAGGCAAAACTAGCGAGTACGGGAAAAATGCTGGTGATGCTTTTGGTGGCGCATTAGGAGGCCTTGCTCGTGGTGAATCTGCAGGCAAAGCGTTTGGTGAAGGTTTAGAAAAATGGGGGAACACTCAAGGCGGTCTTGCAGGAGATTTTGCCAAGAATACCGGTAAGAATTTAGTCAAAGGTGATAGCTTTGGAACATCATTAGTTGATTCTGCTAAGCAGATCGCTGGCTGGGGTCAAAACGGTGGGTTTGCTAAAGGTTTTGATGCTAGACAGATGGGACCTGCAATGTTGCAAGGTGGTATGCAAGGTTTGAATAAATATTTATCAGGTGGTACTTGGAAACAAGCACTTGGTGAGGGTGTTCAGGGCGCGGCAAGAGGCTTTGGTCAGAATGGTATGGGCAATGCTGTAGATCAGTTCGGTAGAGGTTTGCAGCAAGGTGGGTTCAGACAAGGAGCAATGAATGCTGGTAATTCAGCGTTCGAGCATCTAGCTCCTAGATTGCATGGTGCGCATTCTGGCCAGCATTATGGCATGAACCGTATGTTGGCAGATCAACAAAATGCACAAGCTTATGGGTTTGCTTAAAGTTTGATTTATTATTAGGGTAAAGTTTTTTAGGTATTTGTATGGCATCTAATACGCAAATGAGAAACTACAGCCAGGCGAATCTCAATGCAGTTAGAGCGACTAATAACGCTGACCGGGCTTCCACGCCCAAACCCTCCATTTTTCCGACGAAGTATAGATTAAATTCATTAAGAACATTAACAATAAAATCTTTCTTTTAAAACAACACATTTTCCACAATTTTACTTATATCTATTTTATTTTTATTACGATAAAAGCTAAAATATCCTGTAAAATGAATGTGCTGCCAAGCAATCGGTGAGCATTTTTTTAAAAACTTCAATAATTTCTTATTGATTGAACTTGTGGCTAATAAATGGGAGTGAATGGAAGCATTATAAAGAATTATTGTGTTGCAGATTAATAATCCACATTGATTGCTGATTTCCATTTCAAGATCCGTTTGTCCCAATAAAGCCTTTCTACCACTCACTTTTGCAATAGCTCCACGCAGAGTATGGTAGGATTCTAATCTGTTTTGTGATCGATGAGCGTTCTCAAGGATTTTAGGATCCAAAATACACTTTAATGTATAAATACTTCTGATGAGTTTATTGTATTCAAATACTGCCTTACGTGTCTTGTTATTTGGTGAAAGAGTGCATAGCTTTTTAATTAAGGTGCTCTGACTGATTTCCTTTAATGCCAAAGTTGCAACAATTTGATCAATATTATCTCCTTCATCTAACATTACCTGCTTATCTAATTGCCCTGCCGGTTGCACAAGAAAATCTGTGTAATCTTCAGGTGCTTTTGTGCCATAAACATTATGCAATTCGCGCTTTAAATTCGTAAATCTTGGCCTTAATTCACCACCAAACCAGTGAAAAAGTGCAAAGTTGGCTTTGTTGACGCTATGCATGTCGCCAGTTACAACTGTTGGGGTGATTAACGATGTATTGTTATACCAGATGTCAAAAGCAAAATGACTTTCGTGTTCATGAGCGCCAATCAAGTTCGATTGAATCGGAACATAGTTGGATAACAGTGTGTAAGCCACAACTCCACGGCCCTTTTTAAAGTATTTACGCGAGTATCTAGCCTTGATTGTTGGAGTGATGGTTTCAAATTTTTGACCATCTAGGCTTCCATATAAAATATCTAAATCAAACGTATAATGCGGGAAAATACTCAATGAGGCTATATGATTTGCAACAATTTCATTCACTCTTTTAAGCGTAGAAAGGCGTAGATACATTTTATATGTAGACTCAAGAACATTGTAAGTGCAGTCACTAGTTTGAGCCATTTTATGATTACCTATTCCAGTTGCTTGAGCAATCATTACCGCTATTAAATTATCTTCATCTATTTTTTGTTTATTGTAACGTGGCTGTAAAGGCGTAAAAGCTGATAGAAAGCCACAATTGTCGTTTGCAAATCGTAAGACATCGCTTAAGTCACAAGTTTGCATTTTGTCATAGAAACTTTGCTTTTCAGGAGTTTCTTCCTCATTGATACTTTTTGGTTTAACCCAAAGCAATTCCTTTTTGGTAAGGTTATACTTCAGGTGTTTTAAAGTCCCCTGTTTTAAGTTATGATTGACTTCAGTCCAAAGTCTATCAAGTTCTTTGAAAAGTAAATCAAGTTGCGATTGGCATGGTATTTTAAGCCAAGGAATATCAAGGGTTGCCAGGATATCCTTTTTCTCTTGCAAAGACACAAGGCTATGTGCAAAAGGACGATGGCGAATACTGTGATTGATGTAAATTGCTCCCGTTTCTATTTGTTTCATAATTTGCAGATACACTAAGGTTTCATAACGGTTGCCTAAGATTTTTTTGCCTAAATTACCATCATCATCAGTATTTTCTGGGTCATCAATTATTAAATATGGTTCGATACGCTTTGAAATAAAACCTTTCGGAAAATTCTCAAATGGTTGTTTAGTCAAAGATTGCTGCTTTTCATAACAACTTTTTAGCCATTTAAGTGCTTTTAATAATGGGTTGTCAGACTGCTGGCTTTTAAAATCTAACTTCATGAATAAAGGACGCAGATGATGCTTATAACGAGCTGCTGCTTTGTCACGTTCTTGCCATTTAAGAATCTGTTTACGTTTTGGTTGGTATTTTTTGACCATTTTTTCGCCAATGCTACGAATGGATTCCTTTGGTAAAATCTTGAAAGCTCTTGCATGTATGTCATTTGGGTCGTCATCAACATATAGCAAAAGAAGATTACCCACTTGTTTGTCCTGGTTATCTGAGCCATCACTTTCATAAGAGTCTGCTTTTATTTTGATTTCCTTCTCTAGTTTTTTAACTTGGAAATTAAAAGCGTCAACCAGATTATCGCTGATTTGTTGATAGCGCTGAAACACATAGCACAACAGATAAAGATAAGCTTGCATTTCATGCATACGGGCTAAATCATTAATAGTGTAATAATTGGCTAGGCTAGCGTAATGAGCAATGTTTTGCCGAGATATTGCTAAGGCTGGCAGAAGCGTTTTTGCCAAGTCATGCAACGGCTGAAGCACGTCATGTTTTTTGCATTCAATGCCCATCATTGTTGAGCCAAAACTTTTAGCATCTTGCTTGAGCGCTGCTAATTCAGAGAGAGTGTTTTCATTTTCGATAAGTTGTTTGAGATTTTGTTGGTTCTCTGTTGTAAGGAGTTGCTGCAAACAGGTTTTGAGGCGCTGACGTTCTTGTGTAAGAGTACTGCTAACTATTTTTTGCAATGTTGAATATCCTGGTCTGATAATTTTTTGGGTTGTCAAAAAAGCCAGTAATTCATGAGCAATGAAATTAGGTGAAATGTCAAGTTTGACGCTGCATTGAGCTCTATCTTGAAGTTTTAACAAGGCTTCATTAGACCAAAGGCTATAGCCAAAGAATTTAGCAATACATTCACGTTGAGTATAATATTCATGCTTTGTGATGGTGAATTTATCTAAGGTTTTGTGTTGGAAGTAGTGTGACATTACAAAATGGAGATCAGCCTGGGGAATTTTTTGCAAAGAAAGCCTAAAGAAAATATGTTTAGCTTTGAAATAACCAAGCTGTAATGCAGCGTGTACTTTGGCTTCCAAAGAAGGACTTTGCCCAATCAATGCCAATTCACTTTCGTTGAATTCAAAATACGTTAAGCGTTGTTCATCATCAAAATCTGGAAATCCGTAAAATGCAAACTCTTCCAGATCAGACAGGATGGAAAGTCTTTTGTCTTGTAATGGTATAATAGTATTGTTTTCTGTAGCGCTCATAACGGACGTTGTCATACCTGCATTATGAACATATAATACACTTTGAAAGACATATACAAATTGTATTATTTTTAAATAGAATAAGGTTAATTCTTAACAGGTCTTTTAATGGGTAAAATTATTGCTTACATACGAGCGTCTACAGATAAACAAGATCTCAATCATCAAAAATTAGAACTTTTAGAGTTTGCCAGAAAAAAATCTTTGTCTATCGATGAGTTTGTCGAGATTACCATTTCGTCGCGCAAGACAAGTAAACAAAGACGTATTGATGAGTTGCTTGAAAGGCTTGATCAAGCTGACACCTTAATGGTGACAGAGCTGAGTAGATTAGGACGTAGCACTTCTGAGGTAATTGAGTTGGTTAATACGTTGGCAACGCGTGACGTGCGTGTAATAATCTGCAAACAAAACTTGTATATCAGCCAACACGACATTAACTCCAAAGTATCTTTAACTCTGTTTTCTTTGTTTGCTGAGCTGGAAAGAGATTTGATCAGCTTGCGCACTAAAGAAGCTTTGGCTTCTAAAAAAAGACAAGGGCAAGTTTTAGGTAAACCTAAGGGAACAATTCAGAAAAGTAAGTTTGATAAGGATGTGGATAGAATAAAAGAACTGCTAAGTTATGGTCTATCTAAGAGGAAGATTGCAACAGTAATTGGCTATACAAATCATATCGCATTAAATACATATATAAACAAAAGAAAACTATGTGATACCGCGAATTAAACTCAATCTATACTTCGTCGGAAATTTGGAGGGTTTGGGCGTGGAAGCCCTGACCACGATGCTTGGCTGGCAGCTCAACAAAGACAAAGAGAGCTTGAAGCACGACAAGCAGCAGCAAGAGCACGAGAAGCAGCAATTAATAAAGCAAAGCAAGATGCGGAAACACATAGAAAAATTTATCAAGCCAAACTAGACGCAGAACTCGAAGATAAGCGCAATAAAGGTTTTTATGATTTCATACAAACGGATCCTCGTCCGTGGCTTACTCTAAATGGAAAAAAAACTATTGTAGACGAAAACCTTAACCCCATATTAGATGACAACGAAGCTTGGCTCTATTGGGGACCCAGATTTGAAGCAAAGCACAAAGATTATTATACTTTACATAAGTTTCAAAAAGATGATGAATTCTACACCAAGTTAGCAGAGAAGAATGGTATCTCATTAATAAAAGCTAGAGATGCTGCTGATGAAAATGTTAAGTTTGGATTAGGTGCACACGCTAACAGAGCTTTTGGTAGGGGTAGCCTTAATAGGGCAGATTTATTACGAAATAGAATTTTATCCAAAATCAATACTGTATCTGTGCCTAACAACCTCACTGATAATAAGTATTCAGATAAAGAGAACTTAATAGGGCTACGAAGGTCTTTAGTACCTGGAGTAAAAGACGTTATTTCTAAAATAAAAAAACCATTTGAAACAACACCAACGGATATAAAACAAATAAGAAAAATAAAGCCTTTATTAGGACAAACTAACCTTACTGGTATATAGACATGAACAAACACATGATAGCAGCCCATTTTACACCTTTAGAAATTAAGTCTTTGATACAACTTCAAGGGGGAGCGTCTAGAGACAAAAAAACAGGATTATTGGAATTTTCAAAACTAGAACATTTAGGCACTGATCCTACTTTTAAGGAAGTATTACGTAAAATAACCGAGGTTATGAAGACCGATCATTCATTAGCTACAGATGTAAAAAAAGAAATATCTCCGCTTAAAGAACCTACGTATGGCAATAAATTAGTAAGAAATATTGCGAATAAAGGGCGTGAAGGAGATAAGGAGCTTGCTCTAATACCAAAAAGTTTAGCAGAAGTATTTGTTGAAGTTTGGTGTCATGGTAAGCCTAACATAAATCCTAAAACAGGACTTTTGGAATTTACTGCTTTTAGGATGATTCAAGGTCCTGCAAAGTACTCTAAGCCTTAAAACGATTACACTGGTTTAGCATTGGGAGCTATGTCTTTATTAGGGGAAATTTTCGGACCTAAACACAAAGGCGACCGCAACGACCCTTATGGTTATGTTGAGGCAGCTAAAATACAGGCAGAATCAGCTGAACGTTTAGCAGCTAGAGCCAGAGCTGATAAAGAAGACCTGATGAAAAAAATGGGATATTATGACGCTGTCCATGTGGATCATAGACCTTGGCGTCATCGATTAAACCCTCATTACAACACCAGAACGGCTAAAGCGGGTATTCCTATGTATCTAGGCAAAGAGTATGTAGATCCTAAAACAGGTAAGGCTTTAAGCAATCCAGATGCATGGATTAAGCTTGAAGAAAGAGTTAAAGAGCAAGGTTTAGACCCTAGTAAGTTACCTATGAACTATGAGTATGTTCCTGACCCTGATGATCAGGACAAAGTAGCTAGATATTACAGCGAACCTTTAATCAAAGCTTTGGATACAGCTGACGTTCATGCAAACTTTGGTTTTAAGGGACACAGAAGTTTACAAGACAAACAGTTAGAAAAAATTTCAGGTAAAAACAAAAATCTTCTTTCAAATTCAGATGAACCTTACTCTAACAAAGGTGGTAACCGTTCCCTTAAAAATTTAGTTGCAAGCTTAGCACCAAAAAACGTTAAGCGTCCTAAAAGTTTATCCGTACAGAGTGAAAGACCTAAAACAGTTTTAGAGTTAAAGGCGTTGAGTAGACATGATAACAGTGACGCTAATTACAAAACTGGAGGTCTGGTAAGCCACAAGGTCTCCTGCGGCATCAAAGGAAAAGGAACTGGTCAAAGTGATGATATTAAAGTTGATATGCCAGTTGGCTCCTATATCATTGACGCAACAACTACTGCTCATTTGGGGGATGGTTCATCTACTGCTGGGATTAAAGCGTTAGATAACATGGTCAAATCTATTAGTAAAAGCCCTGTGCGAAAACTAATAGAAAAACGTATTCAGGTAAAAAAAATACCAGTAGCGGTCGCTAATGAAGAATACAAAATTGATCCTGTAACTGTTTCTGTAATAGGTAATGGTGATCTCGGTAAGGGTTCAAAATTACTTGAACGCATGGTCAAAAGAGTTAGGCAACATAAAGCTCAAGGAGGGTTAAATTTGCCTCCTCAAGCACTTTCTCCATTAGAATATTTAAAGGTGTAGATTATGCCTAAGCTATCAGAACAGGATCAAAGAAGGCTTGAGCATTTTAAAAAACAATTTTCGTTTAATGAATTTGAATCTCGTACTGATAAAGAGGGTCGGGCTCTTGCTGTAGAGAACAACGCCAATGTTGGTTCTTTAAAAGCTCGTACTGCAGATTATGATACCGAACAAAAAATCCGAGAAGAATTTTATTTGCAGCAACTACAAGAACTATCTCCTGAAGATTATGCAAAAATACTGTTGTTACATAAAGATAAAGAAGAATACGAACTCCTCCCCATCTTCTAGAATGAAGTGCAACACCTTAGGATTGTTAGTGACAAAACTACAATCAGAAAGAGTTGCTAGTGAGAAATTATACCCAATTAACCATGAATGAAAGAGAAATCATAGCAAACCTGCGGCAATCGAAGTCATCCATAACGCAGATTGCCGCATGTCTTTGTCGATCAAAAGCTACCATATCTAGGGAGTTACGGCGCAATCAAGCACCGCCTGGGCAGTATTGGCCAGACACTGCTGCTATAAAGGCAAATGAAAGAAGAAGGCGTGGGTGCATTATTGATAAAAATCAGAGTCTTATGGAACACATTACAACTAAACTTTGTTGTCACTATTGGACTCCAGAGCAAATCGCCGGAGATCTGAAAAGCAATCAGAAAGAGTTGCCCTATGTTAGCCATGAAACAATTTATCAGTGGCTATACGCTCCAAAACAAAAGGCCCAATTGTTCTGGAAGTTTCTTCCTCGCCACAAACGCAGCCGTGGACTTAGAAAGACGAAAGCAGCTGGTCAATTAAGAATTATTCCTGATAGAACCTCAATTCATAATCGCCCAAAGGTGGTTGCTCATAAAAAACAATTTGGTCATTGGGAGGGTGACCTAATGAGCTGCCAGAAAGGTTCTCAACATATGTTGGTACTGCGTGAGCGCACCACTATGTTTACCTTAAGTGCTCAAATGCAAAGCAAGGAGGCAATCTCAACAAGTGACAAGATCATTGAATTGCTGAAAGATTTGCCAGCCAAGGCTCGCAGAACATTAACATTGGATAATGGTGGCGAGTTTGCTAAACACATGCGCGTGGCTGAAGCCGTGGGGCTACAATCATTTTTTTGTGATCCATATTGTTCCCACCAAAAGGGTGGAGTTGAAAATACTAATGGCAGACTTAGACGAGATTTGCCTCGTCGAACTAATTTAAAGGCTATGGCACAGGAGGACTTCGATGAAACTATTTTAAATTATAATGAGACGCCCAGAAAGAAACTGCAGTGGAAAACGCCTCTTCAGGTTTTTACAGAAAAAATTCAACGTGTTGCACTTCAAACTTGAATGTGGCCTCCACGATGCTACATTAGCTATTGAACGAAATTTTGAAGACAAACCACAGGATTATAAAGAACGTCTGCTTTGGGCAGTGCTACATAAATATCAGGGATATAATCTTCCACAAGAGATTGAAAACTCAAAGGATTTCAAAACAATAGCTGACTATGTTCTTCCTCACTCAGCTTTTAATTCTGGAAAACAGAAACTAAAAGAAAAGCATGGACAAGGGGAAAGCCATGATGGATTTATTGACGCTATAGGAAATCTGAGCCCACATTTAGCAGAATATGCCTCTAAATTAAGAGAACAAGAAGCTAGATATCTAGAGAGTGTAAAGGAAATAGACAGCCCAGACAAAGTAAGTGCTGACTCGATCGCTACCCTTAGAGAGATTATCAACAGAAAAAAACGTCTGCTTGCTGAACCTGAAAAAGTAGAAGAGGAAGCTAGAAGTAGCGAGATAGAAAATCTGCAAGGAACACGTAAACATTTAGAGGATGACAGAGACCGACAGATGGAAGATTATAAAACACGCTTAAGACGCGTGCTTCCTGATGATTTAAAAAAAGATTCTGTTGGAGAAGAAATAAGTAATTATTTAACAAACGAAAATAAAATATTAGGCGCCTTACAACGGATTTTGTACGAAGGCAAGAAAGCCGTCGAAGAGGAAGAGGGTGTTTATCGTTATCTTACAGAAGTAAGAGACAAAAGAGCCGACAATGCGGGCACAATAGGCGAGCAAGCTAAATATCACGAGATAAGTCTCGTAGAAGCTTATGACAGGCTTAAAAAAGCTCATCAACAACAGGATAAAGCTGTTAGAAGTATAAAAGATCTATACCTCTACAGGCAACAAGCTATAGAGGAGCTGAAAAAATTAGACCCTTCCTTAGAAGAGGGAGACCCACGCAAGGAAACAATTGCCAATTTATGGCAAGAACATCAACAATCCAAAGCCCTATTTGATCCTCATTTAGCAGAACTTACGCATTTAGAAATTGAAGAACCAGAGACAGATGAAGAGGACGTTACGGATAGCGTACTCGACAAGCTATATAAGAGAAAAATAAGATCTAGTTTTCACAAATTAAACTCTCGGCTCTTTGGCGATAATTTACCTGAAATAGTTTCAGCAGCAGAAAAGAGTGGGAAAGCACTTGAGCCTTTTGGTGAAATAATGGGAGAAGTAATGTATCCCGATTTGAGAGAAAACAAAGACGAACTGCTGAGGGTCGAAGATCTTATAAATAAAAAAACAGAAGAAGAAGAAGAAGAAAGAAAACGTAAATTTAATCAAGAAGATACTCCTCTTAAATTCCTAGACGCTCGCATTAAAGAACTTAAAGGTGGTTATGCTAAAGAACAAGAAGCATACGGAAACGCTGAAGACCATTTAGCAGGCTTGATTAAAAACCGCATAGCAAGCCGAGAAAAGGAAAGCTTAGATATACAAGCAAGTATTGACAAACAGCTAGATTATCTAAAAAACAAGTTTAATGAACATTATGATCATCTTAGCCACCCTACTGCTGTTATGGAAGCACGTCGCTTAGGTGGTAAGGACTATGCGGTACAATTAGAAAAAATTAAAGAACGTCAAAAACGGCAAAGTGGTGAGCAATTTGTGAAAGCATCTCAGCCTTGGTTACATCAAATGACAAAAGACGCACATGATCGTAGTCGTGAAAACCAAGCAGATGAAATAGCGTTAGTTGATCTTAAGTTGAATAATTTAAACGCAAAGAATAAGCGTTTTGCAAACTATACTAACCAATATAACGATCTAATAGGACGTCGAGATTTAGAAAAGAACAGGATAAATAAACTTAAGGCAAACATGTTCCTATCTAATGATATAGCACAATTACAAAGAGCCAAGCAGGAAGAGCAGGCAGCATTGCAAGCCGTGATGACAGAAAAGGAAGGCGAAGCAAGAGCAAACAAAATTAAGACTCTTCAGCAAACCATAAGCGGTATTGATCAGACATTAAGTGGAAAAATGTCTCTGTTAAAAGAGCAAGAAGAAGCTATATTTAGTCAAAATGCGATAGGTCAGCGCTATATAGCCAACCATGCGGCCGCAATGGGTAGACACAATACACATGATAGGGATACTGCTATTATGCAAGGTGTAGCTGCTATAGGATCACAATTACCAGGGGTATATAATCGTTAAACGACTATAGTATCTGGTGTACTTGGATTAACTGAGCCGTACTGCCAATGCCACAAGCAAGAACCCATCCAGTAATCCCCGTCAATGCAGTTTGACATTAATTTAATTGTTACTATTCGTCCCATGCTATGTAAATAAATAAAGCGACGTTTATTGTTAAACACATAAAATCCGGCAGTAGGATCATCTACAGGTTTAGGTTCACTAGTTAATTGTGGCGTACCATATAACCAGTCCGCTGGAAATGGTATATTAAGCACTTTTAAAGATAGTTCGGTATTGTCTGGCATGATAATATCAGGCTCGAGCATAACATTTAAAATGCTGCGGTTTTGAGCGTTTTGTGTATTGAACAAAGATGTCATATTGTAGGTAAAATGGGATACTATTGGATTACTCTCTGGATTATTTTGAGAATCTAACACGACTGCATTAACCCCAACCTCATGTGCAAACAGTTGATAAGAGTCAAAATCTAAGCCGGACATATCGGTGCCAGGCTGCGTTTTTCTTAATATTTCTAGCTCGTCTAGGGTCAATACAGGGGGCACATACAAAACAGTCTGATTTAGTAAAGAAGGGCAGCCAGCCGCTCTTATAAAAGGGGTGTCATACCATACTTGTGTCTGATAATTATAGACAATTGCGTGGTTACAATAAGTAGAGTTGCCTTTTGGGAAAATCCACCAGATTTCACTAAATTGAGTGTTTAAAACCCCATAAGATATATTTGCCCACTCACGATTTAGATTCTTAAAAAACCAGATCTTGTTAGTACTGTTAGGCAACTCTTGAACAGTACCGTTATACACATAAAAGCAACCTAACCCTATCCAGAAAAACATGTTATTAGCTTCAACAATAGTGTTTTGACCAAGAACAGAGCAGGAAGTAGAAACAACAGTTGATACTATTTGAAGTTCAGCAGGTAGATTTGTTGTTTGATCAAGTAGAGGCTGGAAAGAAAGGTAATAAAGACCAAACAATCCCCAAGCTAAAGCGCATTCAAGGTTGTTGGAACCCATAGTGGATTTCATGGCAACAATCTTACATTGAGCTATTTGTTTAGTGTAATAGTTTCCATTTTGATCAACCCAAGTATTTAGAGGGGTTTGATTGTCGTCTTTAGGATTACCAGGAAAAAACACATCGTTATATATTAGAGATCCATTAGAACCATAAACAATAATCAAGGGGAATGTTTGGGCGCACCAAACCCCACCAGAGGCAGTTACTGTTTTTTTGGTTAGATAATCTTCAACTTTTGTAAGTATGGCATCCCCTGTCTCCTCAGTTATAGGCGTTAAATCTACGTAATATAACTGACCAGCTTTGACAGAAGTGATATCTTGAGCGTTAAAAGATGGCAAATAATACCAGTGAGGGTAGAGAGACCCTTTAAAAGTTAATTCGCAGAAAGACCCCACACCAGATTTATAATTTAACGCTTGGTACTCAATAAGAGAATCGCCTAGTATTTGCTTTATATTTTCTGCAGCGACTATGGCATTTTCTTTGTATGTTTGAATGATAGTTAAATATAAGTTTGATTGATTTGCGCTAATTACAAACATACACTGATCAGGCCCGTTAGTTGCTTGCAGCAAAAAAGGTGACTCTAGTTTGTAGTCTCGTTGAGTGTTTCGCATATAAGCAATTGCATAGTAACCACCTATTTTCTTGGGCTGGTTGTTAACAAAGCGAACCCAACACCCATCTAGATAACGTTTAGATGAAAACGGAGTGCCGTCTCGTTGAACACCTGGTTCACAGGCTAATGGTGTAATTACTATTTGTGACATTATCTTTGAACTGCTGGGGTTGGGGTAAATGATTGTGCAGTGGCCGTGCCCATAATAGTTAGATTACCGTTTATTGTCACATTTCCTGTTATAGTAACATCACCGACTATAGTTACATCACCAGCAAGTGACGTTGCGATCACACCTGGTGTTGCAGCACCTTTCACAGCTAATGATGTAGCAGTAACAGTAGATAACGCACTTGTGCCAGTGGTTAGTATTCCACCAGGAACTGTTAATAGAACATTGTCAGCACAAACTATACTAGAAGACACACCAATAGTACCTCCTGTAGCACTCGCTATACTATCAGTTGCTAAGTTGGGCAGCTTGGCCGTTACGGTGTTATTGTTTGTGTCTGTTTGGGGTAATGTAATGTTTTCATTGAAGACAACTGGTGACAAAACATTCAAAGCGTTACCATTATAACCGTTTAGGTTAGATATATTAGCCCCATCTACGACTGTTAGTTGTGTTACGGTATTATTATTAGAATATGAGCCACTTTCTACTAGACCCTCTCCTTGTAGGCCTGTTGTGAACAACGTTATGCTTGCGTGCTGAGGTATCGTAAAGGTATTACCAGTAGGGTTAGTCGCTGTTCCTTGTGTAATACTTAGGGTGCTACTTGCATTATTTAGTGCATTACAAAATATCCAAACTTTAGGCGACTTAGGTTGAGCATAAACTTCTATATTACTATAGTTTACAGATGTTGAATAAAAATAAATTATGTCTGAATCTATTTGAGCTGGCGATAGTTGTATAGCTGTTGTGTAAGTTGAAACATCTATTGCTGTGAATTTAGAAGGAGGCACTAGATTTGTACCAGTTGTTGCTGTCCACCAATTAGCTCCGTCAAAGACAAACGTAGCACTTTGACCTAATGTTAATGAAAAACTCGGTAAGTTATTAACTAAAGAAGTTGAATCAGGTTGAGTTATAACGGTCACTTTACCAGCTGTAGGTTGAACATCGCCTTTAGTGATAACACCGACGTTGTAAATTGATACATAAAAACCTGTGCAAACGTTGGTTGGTAGATAAACAGTGCTAAGGCCTGTATTAGTGCAAAGTAACAAGGCAGACTGATCTTGAGCGTTAACTGCGTACTGTAATAAACCAGCACTTGGTACGGTTTTTATCTTTGAGTAAACTGTGGTTAAGTTTCCTAACCAAGATGATAAGCCGTTTCCTTGTAGTTCTTTTGCCGTAATATTTGAAGCATTGGTTGCTAGTTTGAACACTGACCATTCACCGGTAGAATACGCACATCTTGTTAAATATATTTCACCAGGTGCTACGACTGCTAAAGTATTATTATTTGCGTCTTTTAGTGTGAAAGATTCCAAAGACTTACTTGAGCTTATGACCAGCCCTACATATAAAGGATTATATGCTTGTGCTTGAGGGAGGGCTAAAACACAACCCATGTAAGAGCTATATACTTCTTCTATTTCGTTTAAGGGTATCCCCTGGGTTTCTGGCCAAACAGTTGAGATAATCTGGTTATTAGCGGTAAAAGGAATTTTAGAGGAACTAAATTTCATACGTATCCCATTTGCTTTAATAAAGAATCATATTCGTTAAAATTATTCGTTTTTGTTACAGGTAATTTTAATTGTGGATTTAGTGTCTGAAAGGTTGCTGTCCACGGACTAAAATCTTCAAACACGCCAGGTTGAGGTATTTTGAAATTTTTGTTAAGCATTTGAAGACTGGACACCCAGTCTTGCCATGTGTTTATGTTTGCAACCGTTAAAGGAGTTGTTAGCATGTATATTAGTTTCTATGTTAGGATAGCGTAAATATACCAATAAATTAAAGAGATAGCACTATGTTTGGCATAGCTAGAAACGACGATTACAAGCTTGGTCTGCAAAAACAGACGGATACCATGACGGCTTTGGGAGGTCTTAACAAAGATGTTCAGAACCAACAACAGTTCAATCATCAAGAGGATCTAGCTAAAGATCAGTTTAACACTACAGCATTAAATAATTACACTAACTATGCGAATACCACGGCTAACGATAAGTATAACCTCCAAAACCAAGGAATGTCTGATTACAGCAACTATATGAACCAAGGGCAAGCCAACAGCCAACAACGGTTTAACACTTTGGATTCGCAAATGTACCAGCAGCAGCAATTCAAAGACAATCAGCAACAACAGAACACTCAGTATCTAGAAAACCATCCTATGACTATGCAATACAATAATGGGAACCAGACTCAGACTTTTACACAGTCATTAAGAGAAGGTGGTTATGTACATGGTCATTACGCTCCTGGAGGACATGTTCTCGATGCGTTTCCGGTAAAAGGGCCTATGGGTAATGCGATACTTGAGAATGGTCATAAAAATAATCAAGAAATGGCTCTTCCTGGTATGGCTGCAACAGCTAATGAGCCAGGAGGGTATGGTTACACTTTGCAGAATCCAAGTGTTGACCCATACACTCCGTATATCCCGTTCAATCCGTATAGTGGAAATACTGGATACAGCTCAGCTAATACTCCTACCGTTACTGGGCAAGGGAACCTGTCTCCAACAGCTTCTGGTGGCAATATAACTTTTAATCCAGTAATTAACACAGGTGATGGAACAGCGTCTGGAGGCGGTGGTTCATCTGGTAACACTGCTCCTATAAGTGCTAATACTAGTCAATCGCAGCAATTTGACCCAATGCAATTCATGATGATGAAGCATATGATGGGCAATAAAAATGAACCAAGAACCGCAACCAACGCTAGAGAAGAAGGAGCTACTTCTAATAAAACACCACCTAACAATCCTAAAGAGACAATGCCAGAGGAAGTAAAAACGCCAGAAGCAGGCCTTGCAGAAGGTAAGCCAGCATCTATCACTTCAAATAAACCTAATGAAGAAGAAGATCTAAACAGCTGGGATCGTAAAAAATATGCAGAAGACGGAGAAGGTATTGAGATGATGCCTGTTTCTAGTTGGTCTAAAAATAGCTCAACGGCCCCTTTGGATACGAGTACGGATACCGCACCATCGGTTGAGAGCAGTAAACTAGCTCCTGCGTATGACAATACAAACCCTGGTTTTTTTAAAAAGCAACAACCAACTACATTTAACAAACAGAGTAATTTAGAGACGATACCTGAGTCTCTGAACGAAGACTTACCAGAAGACGCTGTGTTAAAAACACCAAAGAAGCTCTCAACTGTCGATAGCAGACCGCGGTTTAATGCTTCTACAAATCCGAATTCAAAAGCAAAAGTTAAAACAAACGGGACCGCTAAGCAAGAAATAGAAATGACTAATTACAGGAGTAATAGTTCTAAGCAAAAAGCGGTTTCTAATAATGGAAATGCAGTTTCAAAGGCAGAAACGTCTTTCCCTAAGGGCGGAGACATAGAGATGTCCCCAATTACGAGAGAGATAGCAGAGTTTGCCAGCAGAGGAGGTTTAATCGGAAGAACTAGATACGGGCTAGGCGGAGATGTTCATCCACCACAAGCTGTTTCAGGAGCGTTTGGAAGAATGGAGCAAAGTTATTCTAATAACCGACAAATTCCTATGCAAAACAATTTAGGAGCTGTTGCAACATTTGCGAACAATGGATTGACTCCGCCGCCGCAACCGTCTACTTGGCAAAACATAGGGGAAGCAGCCAAAGATGTTGCACCTTTTGCAATGATGGCTATGCTGAAACAAGGTGGCACGGTACAAAACTTTAAAGAAGGTGGCATGGTTTCGGACCAACCTGTATTCACTCGTGCCAAGTCTTTAAGAGAGAATTCGAGAATCAACGACCATCCGTTTAAATCCAGTGCTAAAACTAGCAATTATGGTAACTACGGAGGTTTTGAAGTATCAAATGACGATGATTGCCCAAGATTAGATTTGCCTTTTAAACCAGGATTTAGATAATGATATCACGAGCTAATATACCCAATGCTTTAACTCGTACAGCACGTCGGATTAGGTTGAATAGTGGTGGTAATACCTTTCCATCACGACCCGATTCTCTCCTTGAAAAGTTATACCAAGAACTTGAGCAAGAAAAACCCGAGCATAAACAACATCATCCTTTAAACGAGTTGGGTTTTGATATTGCCGAACTGTTATCCCCTAATGAAAAATCTACAGCTTTTATAAAATCTCAGAGAGAAAGGGCACATGCACCAGCCAAAGCTGCTCATGAAAAATTGAAACAAAAAATAGCTTTAGGTCAAGTTTTGGATCAAAGTCGGCAAAGTGCTTATGAGTGGGCATTAAATTATGAGCAAAAGGACAGGGAAATAGCTAGTAATACCAAGGAATACAAGAAAGATACTGGATATAGCGCAAGATTATTGAAAGAGCTTTCTGCTCTAGAAGAAGACGCTAGTAAAGGCGAAGATTTTCTTGAAAAATTAGAACGTGCAGAAGGCTATGTAGATAGTGGAACAGTAACGCCTGGAGGATGGACTGGAAGATGGAAGAATACGCCAATAGTAGGGCGTGTTTTGAATTTCATTGAAGGTGATAACAATGCACACGTTCAAGACCTTGATGCAATAGCTAACGAGCTGAACGTTACGAAAGGAAAATCTCAAGTAGGTGGTCAGCACTTAAACGCAAAGATGATAGCTAATCTATCTAAGGACAAGCCAGGCTTGGATAAAGATTACGAAGCATACAAAGCGAGAGCGCGAGACTTTAAAAAGCCTCACCAGAAAATCATTAGTATCCGAGATGGTGTGAGTAGGTTAATTGAACAAGGAGCCTCGGAAGCAGAAATACAAAAATACTTATTGCTAGCGGGAACAAACAACAAAGATGCTGTGCCCGCTCCTTCAACATCTTCACATGAACTAACGACAGAACAAAAGCGTGCGGCATTGAAGGCTAACGTTGAGAAAATGAGAACCCATGAACAGTAAACTTGATTTAAATCAACTAGACGATGACTACTTTGATTCTTTAAGCCCTGAAGAAATAGATCGACTATACGACGAACAAATAACAACAGCAAATACGTCTAAATATGACTTAATGACCCCTGAAGAAATCGATGCAGAATACGAAAGTTTAAAGAAGGGGAACGCAAAAAGTGACCAACCTTCCATTTATGATAGAGCTAGACAAGGAATTAAAGCTGGTTGGGGACACACTGCTATGGCTCTTGAGGATTTCGGAGCTTGGTTGGGTGAACACAACTCCGATGAAGGTGTTGCGGCCTTAGACCCAGAAGAGCATGAATACCAGAAAAGAATCAAAAAAAACAGGAAAGAACGTCACGAAAAATTAGAAGAAGAAGAATACAAACCTTTAGTAAAAGGAGATCCACTACACTATGGTGCAGAGTTTGTTGCGGATATACCTATAACGGCACTAAAAACCGTGAAGGCCGTAGCAAAAGCAAGCAAGGCAGCTAAACCGGTCGTCATAAAAGCTATAAAAGAACTCGGAGGGGGTTTTTCTTTAGGTGCAGGCTCGCAAGGTTTAAAAAACAATGGACATAATGAAACTCTGGTTGATATTGGAACTGCTATAGTTCCTTTTGCAAAATCTGGTGCAAAATCCTTGAAAGACCATCTGCAAAGAAAAGCCGTTGGTCTAGATAAGAATAATATAGATCTTGATATGGTCAAGAACCGTATACCTGTACGTGCTTCTACAGTATCAAAAAGCGATAAGACTCGTATTATAGAAGAAGGAGCAGCGGACACACCATTTGCCAGAAAAAACCATTACAAAAGAGTAAAAGAAGAGGTTGATGCCTTAGATAAGGACTTTAAGTCAAAGATATTAGAAAAAATAGGTTTAGACGATTCCGAAGAGTCTAAAAAGATATTGACCGATCTTAAGTCAAATGAACTTTCTCTAAGAGAACCTATAAAATATACACCAGTTGATATAAATGATCTAAAAAAAGACATAAGTACTCTTTCTGAGCCTAGAAACATTAATGTTTCGCAAGAACAAAAAACAGTTTTAGATACTCTTAAGGAAAACTTAGCTCAAGATTCTAGAGCTAGAAGAAACTACACGCTAGAAGATTTAATAGCCAAAAAAGAAATC